TGTGGGTGCCCAGGTTTGATCTGCAGAGTCAAGGTCAAAATCCTGCACATTAGATCTATAAACTTCTGATTGTTTTGTTGAAATGTAATCTATGCCCGGTCTGAGTTCCACGTTGAACGTGTTCACTATCACCGGCACTTTCTGGAACATGTGGTCACCGTAACCTGACATGTGCATTATCGGTGGTGGATTGCCTTTCAATGCCTGTTCCTTGCCGAAGTACATCTTGGTTATGGTCCTCAGGAAATTCACGGTCGCCACCCAGTGCTTGGCGTCATCTGAATTCTGCACGGGGAACTCTCCGATTATGTTCATGGAGTCCACCTGTGAGTTCTGGTAAGCCTGGAATGGGTAGTTGCTGTGTGTCTGCGATAGTGGATTGTAGTTGGCCGAATGCTGTATCACCACCGCTGGTGTCAATGGCCAGAATATGCCACGTGAAGGCACCAATGGCGCCATTAATTCGTTGTTGGCCAGTATGGAGTCGTAGACCGCGTCTGCGCCGTTTGGTATCTGTAGTCTCACACGCCAGTCGGTCTTGTCCGAACGTCCGGACCATTTGGCTCTGGCGTTGACGATCCTGGAATCCGTGGAAATACCAGCACCCGTGAGCCTGCCCAGGGTCCTGTTGAATATGCCCCCTCCCACGTTCTTGACTATCTTGCCTATGTCTCCGAATGCCATTATATGGTTGCTTTCCTTTGTAAAATTTCGTATACTTTAACTATATTTATAGGCATTATTTTAGGCGCACTTAATTCACCATACGGCACGATTCAACAGACCTGTTTGTGGTCAATCTCAACAATATAAAGTAAAGGATTTATGAAGAGAGTCAAGTACCTAAACAACCGAGATCTGCTGGCACAGATACACGCCAGCAAGAACACCTACTGCTCATACGTGACGCCCGAGGACGCACAGTATGACCTCATAGTGCCCAATCTAAAGAAGGTCAACGCCAGTGCGGTGGCACAGGCACGTAAGGCCAAGGCCAAGCGTTTGACACAGGAAGCATGGGAAGAGGCCAAGGCGGCCGGACTCAAGAAGATTAAACTGGTGGACTACACTGTGAGTCCCAGGAAGATAGACAAGACGGATCTGGTGTTCAGGGTCATGATGTTTGACCACGTGCCCATGGACGACGAGCGGAAACGAAATCCCAAGACCACGGCGGATCATCACTCAAAGGTGAACTTCCCACCATTCCAGCACTACAAGTTTGACAAAAAAGGCAACCTGGTGTGCGTGGGCAAAAGCCACTGGGTGGGTGGAATGAGCAACGGACACTTCTCCGTTGATCATGGCAAGATGACCAACCAACTGGCCATGATGTACATGAAACTTTGTGAGAGATATGGTACCAGGGCCAACTGGAGGGGTTACACCTACAATGACGAGATGCAGTCACAGGCCTTGATGCAACTTTCACAGATCGGACTACAGTTCGATGAATCAAAGTCAGACAATCCATTCGCATATTACACAGCGGCAATCACAAACAGTTTCACAAGGATCTTAAACATCGAAAAGAAAAATCAAGCGATCAGGGATGACCTGTTGGAGTTCAATGGCATGATGCCCAGTTTCACGAGACAGAACGAGAACGAGACCGCAGGACCGTCATACCAGAAAAGAATGAAGACCGCACACGGTGACGTGCATGAGGTCAACAAGACCACATTGAAGAAGTTGAACAAGACCTTGAAGAAGAAAGGCAAACTGGACTCTGATGATTTTGACGACGTGCAATTCAAGAACAAGATCGACATGACCAATCACAAACCAACAGTCAAGAAGAAATGGTAATAGATGGCATTCTTTAAAAAGGTAGCCTGTTTCACGGACATACACTTTGGCCTCAAGGGCAACAGTCGTGTACACAACGATGACTGTGAGGAGTTCGTAAAATGGTTCATAGCACAGGCCAAGGCAGAAGGTTGTGAGACCTGCATATTCCTGGGCGACTGGCACCATCACAGATCAGCAACAAATGTAAGTACCATGAACTACACAGTTTCAAACATGGAGAGATTGGGTGCGGCGTTCGAGAAAGTGTACGTGATCATGGGAAATCATGACCTGTACTACAGGGACAAGAGAGAAATAAACTCCATGGAGTACATCAGGAACATTCCAAACATACACATAGTCAACGAATGGTTAGTGGAGGACGATGTCGCCATCATTCCATGGGTTGTGCAGGACGAATGGAAGAAGATCGAAAAGATGAAACAGAAGTACGTGTTTGGACACTTCGAACTGCCGTACTTCAAGATGAACGCCATGGTGGAGATGCCGGACGTTGGCGGAATACAGACGGACCACTTCGCAGGCTGTGGCAAGGTGTTCTCAGGACACTTCCACAAGAGGCAGTACATGAAGAACGTCACGTACATGGGCAACGCCTTCCCACACAACTACGCAGACGCCTGGGATGATGATCGTGGCATGATGATACTGGAATACGGCGGAGAACCCAAGTTCGTCAACTGGCCAGAAATGCCAAGATACATCACGATAAAAGTTTCAGAATTATTGGAAGATCCAGACAAGTATCTCAAACCCAAGATGTACGTGAGGGTCACGCTGGACATAAAAATTTCATACGAAGAAGCAAACTTCGTGAGGGAAACATTCATAGACAAGTATCAGCTCAGAGAACTGCAACTGATACCAGAACAAGTGGACAACGCACAACAACCACTGGTCGAAGTGCAGAAGTTTGACAGCGTTGATCAGATAGTCATCAAGCAGTTACAGGGCGTGGACTCGGAAGTGTATGACAAGAATGTTTTAACAGCAATTTACAACGATCTAGATGTCACGAATTAGTAAAAAGAAATTGATAAAAGTGTTGAAGGGTGATTTTGAACAACCGACCATGTCTAAAGCACAGATATTTGACATGTTCAAAAATCCACCAACACAGGAAGAATGGCTGAAAGGCTACAAGGAATGGAAGAGGAAACAACTTGCTGACGATTAAAGAACTTACGGTAAAGAACTTCATGAGCGTGGGCAACCAGGCCCAGGCCATAGACTTCTCCAACAAGAGTCTAGTGCTTGTCATTGGTGAGAACATGGACTTGGGGGGTGACGACGCCGGAGCCAGGAACGGCACAGGCAAGACCACCATCATAAATGCATTGAGTTACGTGTTCTTTGGTGAAGCATTGACAAACATCAGGAGAGACAATCTGGTCAACAAGACCAACGAGAAGGGTATGTTGGTCAGCGTAAAGTTCATAAAGAACGGAGTGACCTACACAATCGAGCGAGGGCGGAAACCTCAGATATTCAGATTCTATGCCAACGACATAGAGCAGAACACGGACAACAACGAAGCACAAGGTGAGAACAGGGAGACACAGGTAGAGATCAACAAACTGATGGGCATGACCCATTCCATGTTCAAGAACATCATCGCGTTGAACACATACACACAACCTTTCCTGTCCACCAAACAGGCAGAACAGAGGGAAATCATCGAACAACTGTTAGGTATAACTTTACTTTCGCAGAAAGCAGATCTCTTGAAAGAGAAACAGAAAGCGACAAAACAGATGCTGACCGAGGAGAAGATGCGTATAGACGCCAAGGTTGCCTCCAACGAGAAGATACAGGAGTCCATAGAAAGTTTGAAAATAAGATCAAACGCCTGGGCGAGCCAGAAAGACGACGACATAAAAAGTTTCAAAGAAGCAATCGCTGAACTGGAGAAAGTGGACAGTGAGATCGAGATAGAGAAACACAAGAAACTACAGAAAAGGAATGAACTACAGACCATGCTGAGGAGCCTCGAGAAAGAGAAAGCGTATCATGAAGATTCGTTAACAAAAGCGGAAAGCACTGTTAGTAAAACAAACGCAGATCTAGAATACGCTGAACAACAGAAATGTCCAACGTGTGAACAGGAACTGCACGACGACAAGCACACACATCTCGTTGACAAACTGAAAGTACAACTTACAGAATCTACAGACTACGTGACGAAACTGAAGTCAGATCTAGCGAAAATACAGGAAGGCATAGACGAGGTGGGAGATCTAGGACAGGTGCCAGAAACATACTATGACACCATAGACGAAGCATACAATCACAAGGGTTCGTTACAGGATCTGAAGAGACAGTTGGAACAGACAGAGAAGAAAGAAGACACATACGCAGAACAGATTGCGGAGATGACCAAATCCGCGATACAGGAAGTGGACTATGAAAAGGCCAACGAGTTGGAGGACCTACACAGGCACCAGGAGTTCTTGTATAAACTGCTGACAGCAAAAGATTCATTCATAAGGACCAGGATCATAGAACAGAACTTGACGTACCTGAATCAGAGACTGGCATACTTCCTGGGCAAGGTCAAACTGCCACACACGGTCACTTTCCAGTCAGACCTGACAGTGCGTATCGAGGAACTGGGCAGGGAACTGGACTTTGACAATCTAAGCAGGGGTGAAAGAAACAGATTGATCCTGAGTCTGAGCTGGGCATTCAGAGATGTGTGGGAGAGCCTTTATCAACAGATCAACTTGCTGTTCATCGATGAACTGGTAGACGCTGGAATGGACATATCAGGTGTTGAGAGTTCAATGGCAGTGCTCAAGGACATGAGCCGGACACAGAAGAAGAACATATTCTTGATATCTCACAAAGACGAATTGGTAAGCAGAGTGAATAGTGTACTGAAAGTTGTAAAAGAGAATGGTTTTACCAACTATGCCAATGATGTTGACATAATTGTTTAATTTTCCTATTGACAAAACCACTTCTTACGTGCTTTAATTACAATGACGTTAATTAATGTTATCGTACGACAATAAAGGAAGGACAATTAATATGTCAAATGAAACACACGACGCTATAATGACAGAGATACAAACTTACTCAGAAGAGAATGGGAAGTTCGTTGATAAGGGTGTAAAAGCCTCTGCAACAAGAGCCAGAAAGGCCTTAGCAAACTTATCTAAACTGATCAAAGCAAGAAGAAAAGAAATTCAGGAAGTCAAGAACGCGGCAAAAACTACGGCGTAATCGATCAATTGAATTGCAATTCTATTAACCCTCGGCTTTTGCGAGTCGGGGGTTTTTTATGACTTGAGGATTCCCTTGCCATGCACCCGCACTCGTATGTGACCGTTGTAATAATCATTAGACTCCAGAACCTTACGTGCAAACTGTTCACGTGCCTCCACGTATGACAGTTCCGCCTTGGACTTGCACCAAAACAGTATCTCCCTAGTGAACTTGTCCTTGCCCAGTTTGTTGACATCTAACGTTAGATCATCGCTAGATCCGTAGTAGTCCTGCCAGTCAGAATCCACCTTGTACCTACGCTTGTTCTTTCTGCCTTTGAGTGGTGGCCTGGATCTCTTGAACCTGGCTAATTTCTTGCCTATGTACATCCTACCGTTGGTCGTGTTGGTTATGAGATATACAAAACCAACTATGTCTTCTGGGATCGTGGTAATTTCTTTTCCTTGGTACGTCCAATGCATCTTGGTATTTAAAGCCAAAAAGATTGACCTCGAAAGAAAACTCGTATAAACAAGTGCGATAGGCAAACTACAATTTCATAAAAATTTCCAACAGGCAAACATAGCATCGCAACCAGTGAGCAAGGAAATGCGGCCGACAAGGCGACAGGTGAATCCTTAGATGCACACAGCAAAAAATGATGGGGCTCTTAGAAAAAGTTAATCCCCAGGTCCGCCAAGAACTATTATACAAGGGTTTGACGGGCTCGCGTTGTAATGAATGAGCTAACGGGTACAGCACAACCGCCCGACTACGGTAGCGATGTATAGTGACTGCGAACTCACCACAGGGTTCAAGTCGGTTCGGCTAGAAATAGCCGAATTGTGACTGCTCATCTACCACAGGCGACGCATATATGCGTCATTTAGTTTTACAACTGCGTAAGTTAAAAAAGAAACGAGCGTAAGCGAAGTTTCAGATGGCGTAAGCCGTCTCTGACGATCCGTTAAGTACTGCACAATGGAACTACTCTTTGATCACTCACTGGGCAAACAGGAACAACAGGACCTGGTGATATGCCGTCCAATGGCCATAGTGGATCAGGACGAAGAGGCGGAGGCGCTGGAGAAGGGTTGGCTGGCACTGGATCACCCCGTGCTGGGACGTGAAGTGTTCTACCAGAGCCGTAGCACACGTATAAACCTGGACCTCTATCGATCACGCTACAAGGAACACACCTACAATGGCGAGGAGATCGGCTACAAGATAATCGACGCATCCGAGATGGTGAAACTGTTGAGCCTGCCCTCGATATACAAACAGTACATGAAGCGTAAAAATTTTGGCGCGGACTACGACCCTTTCGGACACTACCACAAGCGTGACCAGTTCATGGTGTTCTACATCGGCACCGCTGACAACATAGTGGGATTCACCAAGCAGAAGAAGTACCGTTGGCAAGAGGAGAACTACAGCACCATAGACACCTACGACAGCAAGGACCTCGCGGGTGTGGAGTCCGTGATACACGCCAACACCATACCCATATCGGACATCACGCTGGACATGGAGATCGACTGGGCCTCCAACAACTACGTCAGTTACTTCTACATGGGATCAGGCTACGAGACGTCATCGGAATACAAGGCCAACTACAGGGGATTCGAGTGGTGGACGGGAACGCAGTGGAGCACCAACAAGAAGGAATATCGTAGATTGTGTAGGAGGGACTCTAGGATCGAGAACCTTCGGGATCTCGGAAACCTTTCACTGATTCGAGATAAGACCTAGACCAATTTTTGTAGTAGGGACCTGCTTCCAACATCTTTGAAAATTTATTGAGTTTGCTCAATCGCTGTGCCAGGAACAGGGTGTAATGGCCGTTGTTCAACTTCACGCCCTTGACACTCTCATCTATGTCTGGGTGGTCCTCCAGGATCACCACATCACGTGGCATGAATCTCTCGTTGAGCACATCCGCCATGCTGACGGTCTCCTGTGCCGTGAACTGTCGTGGATCCGCTATCACACATAACACGTCCTTCTCATCGAAATCAGTGTTCCATATCAACTGGTAGATTGTAGTCCAGTCAGCGGTGGCGTTGAGTTCGACGAACTCCACCCGGTTGTCAACAATGGCCTTCTGTGCGTAAGGGCAAGGTGGTAGATCACCGAACACGGGATTTGGTTTGGTTACGAAATTACTGATCCACTTCCGGATCGTCTGTGTGGGGGTCTGTTTTCTG